ATAAATATGAAACCGTTAGATATGTTAAATCAAATTAGAACCCTATTGGGAGTGGAGGATGCCGAAAAGGTAGAACTCGCACAAATGACACTAGATAATGGTACTGTTTTGGAAGCCGAAGCGTTTGAAGCCAATAATGAAGTATTCATTGTTACAGAGGAAGAAAAGATTGCTCTCCCTGTAGGCGAATACACATTAGAGGACGGAAGAACGATTATGGTGGAAGAAGAAGGTATCATTAAGGAAATTAAGGCTACTGAAACCGAAGAGGTAGAGGCTGCTGAAGAAGAAATGGCTTATGTAACTCGTGAGGAGTTCGGACAAGCGATTGACGAAATTAAAGCTATGATTGATGGGCTAGGTAAGAAAGAAGAGGAAATGGCAGAAGAGGTTAAAGAGGAATTATCCGCACAAGAACCCGCTATTGAACCTCTTAAACACAACCCAGAGGAACAAATCGTACAAAAGTTTAGAAAACTATCACATAACAAAAAAGGAACAACAACAGATTTAATTTTTAGTAAACTATTTTCATAATGAATATTCAGAAACACAACTTTAGAGACATTACAGGTAGTGGGTCAGTAGAGACTATCACTACAAGCTATTCGGGAGAATGGGCTGGCGAATATTTAGCGGCAGCGTTACTCTCGGGAAAAACGCTTAATGACGGTGCGATTACAATCAAGCCAAACGTTAAGTATCAAGAAGTACTAAAAGTACTAGATGACAACAACATTGTAAGAGATGGGTCTTGCGACTTCTCTGCTATTTCTTCGGGGGATGACAGACTATCTTTAACAGAGTCTATTCTTACACCAAAAGAGTTACAGGTAAACCTTGAACTTTGTAAGAAAGATTTCCGTTCTGATTGGGAAGCAGTTGGTATGGGTTACTCTGCTTTTGACAACCTACCTCCTACTTTTGCAGACTTTATCTTGGCTCACGTAGCAGGTAAAATTGCAGAATCAGTAGAGAAGAACATCTGGCAAGGAGACGATGACGGAGCAACTGCTGCTACTGCATTGTTTGACGGATTTGAGCAACTTGTAACATCAAGCGGAATCAACATTGGTGCTACTACTGTAGATTCTTCTAACGTAATTGAGTTCTTGGGCGGTATGGTAGATGCTATTCCTTCTGCGGTATACGGAAAAGAGGACTTAATGATTTACGTTCCTAACAACGTTTATCAAGCGTATGTAAGAGCATTAGGAGGATTTGCAACTAACGTAGGAGCAAACGGTGTAGACAACAAAGGAACTACATTCTACCAAATGGAGTCTCAACTTACTTTTGATGGTATTCCATTACAAAGATGTACGGGTATGTCTGGAAACAGAGCCTTTGCGGGACAGAAGTCTAACTTATTCTTCGGTACAGGTTTATTATCGGACCACAACGAAGTTAAGTTACTTGATATGGCTGATTTAGATGGTTCTCAAAATGTAAGAGTAATCTCTAGATTTACTGCGGGAGTTCAAGTAGGAGTTGCATCTGATGTAATCCACAGAACTGCATCTGCATCATAAATTATTGTTTAACATACAAAGGGGGTAGGGGTGTACCCTATCCCTTTTTTTAATACTTATAAATATGGCTTGTTCATTAACCTTAAACGGTAGAGAGTTACCTTGTAACAAGACCGTAGGAGGACTAAAGACGATTTACTTTGCAGAGTATGATGGTACGATGACCACATCAACTGCGGGTACGGCTGATTGGTATCAGTTTGACCTTAAAGGTGCATCTTCTTTAGAGACTGCTATCAACGGTTCAAGGGAAAACAACTCTATCTTTTACACACAAACGGTAAACGTACAGTTACCATTGTTAGATAGTGCAACATCTGACGAAATAAAACTACTTGCAGCTAACAAACCTAATATTGTCGTAGAAGACTATAACGGACAACAATGGCTAGTAGGTGCAGAACACGGATGCGATTTAATAGGTGGTACTCTAGCTACGGGAGCGAATCTAGGAGACTACTCTGGATTTACTTTAACTTTTGAAGCATTAGAAAAAGAACCACCGATTGCCTTAACTACGGCAGTAACGGTTGACTCTGGTGCAACACAACTTACACCAAGTGTAACGGCAGCATCGTAATTTTTAACACTTAAAGAGGGGGGTAGCAGAAATGTTACCCTTTTTTTTGCTTTAAACTACAAAATCCCATTTTTATTTCGTTATATAAGTATGAAGGTTTTAACCACGAGTACAAACGCACAAGAAGTAAAGGTAATTCCAAGAAGTTACCCTTCAAGTATTACGGTAAAAGTACGAAACGAATCTACTAACGACACCGACACATACACAAGTGTAGCTACAACGACAAATAAAGGCTATTTAGTCTTCTCTAACGCATTTTCTCTTACAGAAGGTAACTTTTATAATCTAACGCTTTTAGATGGCGCAGATGTGATTTATAAGGGTAAGATATTTTGTACAGATAGTTCAGACTACTCGGTTAATACAAATCAGTATGTACAAGAAACAAGTTATGACAACGATTATATCATATTATGAGTAGACAACACAAACCCACAAAGTACACCAACGATTTACGGGTAGTTAATTTAGCTACTTATACTTCTCCCGAAATAGTAGAGAAGAGAAACCAAAACTTTGTAGAATACGGAGAGGACAACAACTACTACCAATACCTAATAGACCGATACAACGGCAGTCCTACTAACAACGCTATCATAAACGGTATATCCGAAATGATTTACGGACAAGGACTAGATGCTACCGATTCTTCAAGAAGACCTAACGAATACGCACAGATGAAGTCTTTATTCTCTAAAGATTGTGTACGTAAGTTATGTTACGACTTAAAACTTATGGGTGGTTGTGCTATGCAGGTTATCTATTCTAAAGACAGAAGTAAAATCACAAGCGTAGAACACTATCCCGTAGAAACAATACGGGCGGAAAAGTGCAACGCTAAAGGAGATGTAGAAGCGTATTACTATCATCCTAATTGGGAGAAGTATCGTAAAGGGGACGAACTTAAAAGAATACCTGCCTTTGGTTGTTCTAGGGAAGCAATAGAAATACTATTTGTAAAGCCATATAGAGCAGGGTTTTACTATTACAGTCCCGTAGACTATCAAGGGTCTATACAATACGCACAACTAGAAGAAGAGGTATCTAACTTTCACTTAAACAACATAATGAACGGACTAGCACCTTCTATGTTGATTAACTTTAATAACGGAGTCCCAAACGAAGAAGAAAGAAGTTTAATAGAGCAAAGAATCTATCAGAAGTTTTCGGGGAGTTCTAATGCGGGTAAGTTTATATTGGCTTTTAACGATTCGGCAGACACGGCTGCTTCTATAGAACCCGTACAACTATCAGATGCCCATAATCAGTATCAGTTTTTAAGCGATGAAACGATGCGTAAGATAATGGTAGGACACAGGGTAGTATCTCCTATGTTATTAGGTATTAAAGACCAAAGCGGACTAGGAAACAACGCAGACGAACTAAAGACGGCTTCTACCCTAATGGATAACACCGTCATAAGACCGTTTCAGCGACTTTTAATAGATGCCTTTGACCAAGTACTAGCCTACAACGAGATAACGCTTAATTTATACTTTAAAACGCTTCAGCCGTTAGAGTTTACGGATTTACAAAATGCGATTACTAAAGAACAAGTAGAAGAAGAGACGGGTCAAAAACTATCACAAGACGATGACCAACTACTACACCTAATTACGGAACTAGGAGAGGACGAACCCGAAGGATATGAGTTAGTAGATGTAGAAGATACGGGAGACGAACCAGAGGAGTTTGATGCGGAGACTTACCTAAACGGATTAAAGTTAAGCGCAACCCAAGATAGTACCCAAGACACCAATATATGGAAGGTAAGGTATAAATACACAATGGGTACAAGTAAAAGACCTATAGGCGAGTCTAGGGAGTTCTGTAAAAGAATGATGACAGAGGGTAAACTTTATCGTAAAGAAGATATAGGGTTTATGTCTGCTAAAGGGGTAAACAAGAAACACGGACACAAGGGTAGGAATTACTCCATATTCAAATACAAGGGCGGTGTTAACTGTTACCACAGATGGGAAAGACGAGTATACAAAAAGAAACTAAAAAAGACGGAGAGACATACGGAGGAAACGCGTTACAGGGTACAAACTTTAAGAATGTAAACCAAGCCATACGAGAAGGATGGAAAGCACCAAAGAACCCTAAAGAAGTAGCAATAGCACCTATAGATATGCCTAGAAACGGACACCACCCAAATTATTAAGAATGGCAGTAGCATTATTTATAAAAAGAGAAGATTTAGTACGTAACTCTATAATAGACGGAAACGTAGACTTTGATAAGTTTATATTCTTTATCAAGGAAGCACAAGAGATGCATATACACCAATATCTAGGAACAGACTTATACAATAAGATAAGTGCGGATATTGTAGCGGGTACTTTAAGCGGNGATTATCTTACTTTGGTAAACTCTTACATACAACCTATGCTTATACACTATGCGATGGTGGAGTATTTACCTTTTGCAGCGTTTCAGATAAAGAACGGAGGAATCTTTAAACACCAAAGCGAAAACTCTGTAACGGCAACAAAAGAAGAAGTAGACTTTCTAGTACAAAACGAACGCAACAAAGCAGAACAATACACTAGAAGATTTATAGACTATATGACCTTTAACTTGGACAAGTTCCCAGAATACTTAACTAACACGAATGAAGACACGCACCCTAGTAAAGATGCAACGTACAACGGATGGGTGTTGACATTATTAACTTTATTAACTTTAACAATTTAACACAAACAATTAAAGCGTATGCAAACAGAAATTTGGAAGCCAATAAGTGGATACAATGGCTATTATGAGGTAAGTAATTTAGGTAGAGTGAGAAGTAAAACAAGAAAAATAGAACGAATTAGTCCTAATGATATTACAAAAAAAAGACTATTTACTTACAAAGGAAAATTAGTTTCATTTTGGATTACAAAAAAAGGATATTGTAGATGTACCTTAAATCTTGATGGACTGAAAAAAAACCATTTAGTTCATCAACTTGTAGCAAAAACATTTATAGAAAATAAAGAATGTAAGCCAGAGGTAAATCACAAAAACGGGATTAAAACTGACAATAGATTAGAAAATTTAGAATGGGTTACAACCAAAGAAAATGTAAGACACGCAATTCAAATGGGTTTACGTTAACATATAAACCAAAAAAGGAAAACGAAAAAAAACTTAAGAAATGGCTTTTGGAAAAATATATACATCAAGTTGGTGGGGAACGGCTCACCTAAATAACATAGGCTTCGGCTCAATCTATAAAGACATAGCTTCAAGTGTAGTAGGTTCGTTTAAGAGTAGAGTAGAAACGGATGGAGGAAGATTTGAAGCTAAAGCGTGTTTAGAAGCCGAACTTAACAGAATTAAAGAAATATGAGTGCATTTGATAAATTAGGATTAGCTATGATACCCTCTGGTTATAAGGGGGAAGCAGACGAAAACAATGCAGGAGGTTTTTTAGGCAAAGTATATAGCGTATTACCTGCACAGACTATAGGAGATAATTTAATAACAAATGGAACTTTTGATGTAGATGCGAGTTGGACAAAGGGTACTGGATGGGATATAACTGGAGGTAAGGCGGTTTGTGATGGAACTCAAACTAATGTAAGTAATTTATCTTCTAATACTGGAGAAACGACTTTAGCGGGAGGAACTTATGAAATAACATATACTATAACTAGAACCAATGGAACGGTAAGAGTTAATTTAGGTAATTGGGGAGAGTATAGAAGTAGCGATGGAACTTACACAGATACCATACAAGACACAAACGGAGGTAGTAGGATAGTTATTCAAGGTAATGCAGATTTTGTTGGTTCAATAGACAATGTTTCAGTTAAACTTATATCAGACGGAGACTTTGACTTCTCAAGAGGTTCAGATGCTACAAGAGTAAACTCACAAGGTTACATTGAAAGCGTACAAGTATTAAGTGATGAGTTAGTACAGAATGGAGACTTTGAAGATGTTAGTGAAACAGAAGAAATTACTAATGGAGGCTTTGATACTGGCACAACTGGTTGGTCTGCTTATAGCGACTCTATATTGTCTTGGGATAGTAACGGTTACGCTGTTGTAACAAGAACAAACTTTTGGACTAAAATTAGACAAACTGGAGTTTATACTATAGGTAAAGTATATAAGGTTGTTGTTACTGCAAAATCTAATAGAACTGACTTAACCCTTCACGATGGTGCTTTTTCTGGACAATCTTTTTCAGAAGTAGACACTTTTGAAACATTTACAGCATATTTTAAAGCAACATCTACTAATCTTGATTTTGGATTTGCTGGGTCAGCGGGAGAAATACCTATATTAACAATAGACAACATATCTGTTAAAGAAGTAGGACAGAATTGGACGTTTTACGATGGATGGAGTTTTGAAGATGGCAAAGCAACATTTAATGATTCTTCAACAAATAGATTTGTGCAGTCTGGTTTGTCTATAACATCTGGAAATGTTTACAAAATAAATTTCACAATATCAAATTGTCCAACTACCGCCCATTTAACTATATTTGACTCTGGAGGAAGCGACTTGTTCGTTCCAAATGAAAACTATGTTAATGGAGAATACGCCAGATATTACACTGCTACAACAAACGAAACTGGCATATCTTTTTGGGGGAATACTGCTGGAGACACTTTCTCAATAGACAACATATCAGTAGTAGAAGTAACAGACGATACAGACATACCAAGATTAGACTATTCAGATGGATGTCCTACTTTGTTGTTAGAACCACAGAGGACTAATTATGTTCCATATAGTGAAAAATTAGATAGCAATTCCTATAATGGGGGTACATATACTCCTAATCTTGAAATCAGTCCAGATGGAACTCGTAATGCGTATGGAATAGACCAAGACTCGGCAGCGAATCGTGTTCAGCCAAGTATTGGTGCTTATGATGGTTTAGTAACAATGAGTATGTATATTAAACCCGTAGCGACTATTTCTCCAAGATTAAACATATACAATATAGTAGACCAAAGCGGATATGGGGCAGACTTTAGTTGGGATGGTTCTGACTTTACTATTGTTTCGTATGGTTCGGGTAATAGTGGTGCGGGATATGAAGATGTTGGTAATGGATGGTATCGTTTATGGATAGTAGGAACATCTAAATCAGGCGGAACTGTTTTAGCACAATTTCGCGTTAATACAGATACCGACATATCAAACCGATTATATGTTTGGGGGTTACAAGCAGAGAGAGGCTCTTACCCTACATCATACATTCCTACAAACGGCTCAACAGTAACACGATTAGCAGACGTATGCAACAACGCTGGAGATAGTACGATATTTAATAGTGAAGAGGGTGTTTTGTATGCAGAGATAGCTGCTTTGGCTGATGATGAAACAAAAAGATATATTTCAATAAGCGATGGAAGTAATAATAATGACATCAGACTATATTTTGATACGGGTGGATATATTTCTGCTTTATCAAAAGTAGGAGGTTCAACTCAAGTATTTATCCAAAGTAACGATTATACACAAACAGACTTTAATAAAATTGCCTTTAAATATAAAGAAAACGATTTTGCATTGTGGATTAATGGTGTTGAAGTAGGTACTGATAATTTAGGTTCTGTAAATACAACAAACACTTTAAATGAATTAGCTTTTTTTGGAAATCTTTTGCATTTCTACGGAAAATGTAGGGCATTACACTACTTCCCAGAAGCATTAACAGATACAGAATTACAACAATTAACAACGATATGAGAATATTTAAGAAATACGAATTTCAAGACGAAGCAACGGCTTTATCTAGGATTAACGCTTTACCTTCAGATGACGAAGGAAACCCTACACATAAACACGCTATTGTTAAATTAGGGTTCTTATGGATTACACCTCCTACCTACGACGAGAACGGAGATATACTAACAGAAGGGGTGCAGTCTGATAAGTACTCTGTAGATGTTTTATGGTATCGTTCAGAGTTGCTAGACGAAGAAGGCGAAATAGACTACCCTTATGGATGGATTTCTAAAGAGGTAACCTATGATGATAGTTGGGTAAGTCAAAATGGAGCGCATACGTTTGCAGGATGGAATTTTAATAATTAAAAAATGAATTTAGACGATAGAATCTGTTTTACTAGCGGGTATGTATTAACGGCAATAACAAGTATAAATGTGATAGGCATAGTTCAAGCAGCTATTATTGGTTTAGTAGGGGGATTCTTTGGTCTAGTAGGTAAAGAATTATATTACTACCTAAAAAATAAAATAAATAAATCTTAATTATTATGGCTAAAAAAGTAGCAGAAAAAGTACAAGAGTTTAAATCTTGGTACACTTCAAAGACGATTATCGGTTTAATCATTTCCTCTGTTTCGGGGGTTGTTTATGCACTTACAGATGGTGGTGTAGACATTCAAGGTGCTTCTACGGAAGTTATCGCAGGAGCAGAAGAGTTAGCAACAGGAGTAGACAATATTATTGCTTCGGTTATGTTCTTTGTAGGACAAGCGGTAGCGGTATGGGGTAGACTAAAAGCTAAAGTAGGTATTAAATGAAAACAATAATACACCTTTTACTCGGTGTGGTATTAACACACGCTGCGGATGAAATACCTAATAACCCAGAGTTACGACACCAAAGAAAGCAACTAAAGAAAGAGTTAAGAGAAGCTAAAAAACAAATAAGGCTAATCAAAAGAGTAGAACGATTAGAATCTAAAATACAGAAGAAAGACTCTTTAATATAATATGCACTTTAAGTACTTCAAATACGAAGAGTTTGATAGTCCAGATATACAAGGTAGTGGACAGATGATGTGTGATACCATCATAGAAATGTTAGACCAAGTAAGAGAGGAGTACGGAAAGCCTATTAGAATATCTAGTGGGTATCGCACAGAAGAAGCAAATATCAAGGCGGGGGGAGTAAAAAACTCCTCCCATCTAAAAGGTTTAGCGGTAGACATAAAAGTAAAGAACGGTAGAGAACGATACGAACTCTTAAACATACTAACCAAGTACTTTTACCGTATAGGCATAGCAAGAACCTTTATACACATAGACATAGATTTAAAAAAACCACAGAATGTAATTTGGACTTATGCGTAAGAAGAAGTTTAAAGATACTAAAGTAGGTAAGTTTATTATTGGTAAGAATGGCATAGCTTCTGTATTAGCCGATAGCATACCCGATAAAGGCGTTTTAGGACTCGTTAAGAACCTTATAACAGATGACAAGGGTCTAACACCACAAGACAAAGAAACTGCCTTAAAACTGCTTGAAATGGACGAGAGAGAGTTAGAAGCGGTTACAAGACGATGGGAAGCAGATGCAAAGTCAGATAGTAAGATAGCTAAAATCGTAAGACCTTTAATTATATTATATCTAACTGTAATTGTTAGTCTTTATATAGTATTAGACTCTTTAAATATATTCAAAGTAGAAAAGCATTGGATAGACCTTATTACTACACTTACTACGAGTGTATATATTGCTTATTTTTCTGGTAGGTCTATAGAGAAGTATGCTCAAATAAAAAAATAGTTTATATTTGTCGTGTAGCTTATACGTCCCTTGACTCGGTTCGGCTACATATTAAAAGGTACAAGAACGGGAAGCAGACAAAGTACCACTTCAACCGAGAGGTAGTAATACCTTACGCCAAACGAAGGTCTGTACTCTATAGGAGAGTGGCATTGGCGAGAGTAGACAACCTATTAAATCTACTTGCACTATTAGGCTGCGGTAACTCAACGAAGCATAGTGTAAAGGTGTGTAGGGTAACCTATGCACTTTAGACAACGATAATCTAACAAAGCATATTATGATAGATACTATATTAGAGTTACGGATAAGTAATAAAGAAAAAATAGATAAGCTATTAGAGTACGATACAGACCTATACACAAGGTTAGGTATAGACTCTCTAAAAAAAGAAAAAGAAGAAACAAAAAAAGAAAGTAAAAGAGTATACAAAGCTATAAAGACCCTAGACGAAAATATAGGTAATGAGTTGTTGAGAGGTTTATGAGGAAGACACCTGTAAAAAAAAGCAAGTCTAAACTAGTAAAAAAACTAGATAGTATCTTCTCTAAATACATCAGACTTAAATACTCTAAAAACGGTGTTTGTTCTTGTTATACTTGTGGTAGGAAGTACGAAATAAAAAAGATACAAGCAGGACACTTTATGTCGCGTAGACACTATAGTACTAGATGGGATGAAGACAACGTAAGACCTCAATGTTATTTTTGCAATATCGGGAATCAAGGTAAGCAGTATGAGTTTGCTTTAGCCTTAAACAAAGAAGAAGAAGGAAAAGCAGATAAACTACTAATGCGCTCAAGGGATATAGTAAAGTTTTCTACAGGAGATATAGAAATGTTAATACTTAACTATCAAGAAAAACTTAAACAACTAGAATAGTCTTATATTTGCGTAATTCTTTTTATGATTAGAATTAGTTTAGTCTTTGTTTTGAGGGGTGTAGTTTTCTGCACCTCTTTTTTTTATCTAAAAGCGTAATGCTTTTTTGTTTAATCTTTTTAGTTATATTTGGGAATAACTTTAAAAAACAAAGTATGAACCCAAAAGAAATCCTTTGGCAACTAGAAAAGGATATTTATCAATTTAATTTAGAAAAAAATGAAGACAAGTAAAGTAAAGTTCGTAATGCCTAAAGGCGAACGTGAAGTAAACGGAAGACAATTTAATCAGTACTACGTCGGTATGGAAAACGGAGACAAGAAGTATTTCCTAGCCGTAGGAGAGTTTAAAAAGAAAGTAGGGGAAGATATTGAGTACGAACTAAAAGGGGAGTATCAAGCTAAACTACTACAACCTAAAAAGGCAGACGATGTACAAACCTA